GTCTCTCTGCCGGTTGGGTTATTGGCCCAACGACCTCCACCCACGTACAAGCATAGCTGTACGAGGGATCATCCATTTTGTCGGTTTCTCGGAAGGCTGCACTAATCCGCGCAGCACTCCTTGCCAACCCTCAAGATGGTGCGTTCGCTCAGGCGTCCGTAGACACCAGCAATACGCCTCCATTTGGCAAGTAGCTGTGTTCCATCGGAGCCTCACCCGTTTCCGTCGACTCACGCCGATAGCAGAAAGGAGAGACTTCTCGAGAAGCGAAGGTGCTGCGCAGTCCTTAACCCCGTGAGGGATGGGACCGAACAGCTTCTCAATCGCTTCGATTAAGAACATCCTAGCGTGTTGGTAGCCAGCCGCCATAAGGTTATTTGCGGCTTCGACGTACGATACGTAGGATACAGCTTCAGTCGACCGACACTGCGGAAACAGTTTCTTCAGACGGATCGGAGTGACCTGAACACCGTTTAAGGCATCCATACCACACGACTCGCGGAAGAAGCTGTCAATGTAGCTCTTTGCGGTATTTACTTTCAGACCGCAAGATTCCAGAGCTACAATGCATAGCCTTGCCTTTCCGGTTTCGACGATTAAGTCGTCACCGTAGATACTCAAGGCTTTTCTCGAATGCTCCCGCGTTTCACCCGAAAGCATGATGGCCGCAACACTAATCGACCAAACGCATAGCGACAATATTGGAAAGCATAAAGCTGATCCCATTGGCGCGTATTTGCGAAGAGGAAGAATACTCCCATCAGGGAGTTGTGTTGCAGTCGTGCGCACTGCCATAAGATGTCGAGTTAAGTCCTCTGGAAAGAGGAGCGACACCAGTTCGCATGACACACGATCCGAGGCATCCTTTAAATCAAGAGTAGCACGTGCTTTTGATAGCGACGATGCTAGCGCGGAAGCGCTATTAATACTTTGATCGGAAAAGCTCACTCTTCCCTTTGTGAGGGCGTGATGCTCTACCAGGGATGAGATTTGACGCCCAAGGCCCTGCTGGATATATTGATACTCCAGTGGTTCCATGGAAATCAACCGCGGTCCACGACTATCCTTCTGAACCAAAACTACCTTAGCGCACCCAGATTCCTGGCGTTCGCGGCTTTGGTAGACTTGTTTCAGACCGACCATACTTTCTGTACTACGAGGTTGGAAATACTCGTAGTACGGGTACACCTGGTGTATGGCATTATACTGGGTTTTAAAATCCCACTTTTGCCATAAAACCTCACCAGATGCCACGGCACCCGGCCCATGTCGGGGCGAAATGTCCTTAGGGTCGAAACCCAAGAACAAATCCGCTAGGAGACTGCGCGCTATTCGTATCAGCGACGTCTCCTCCAGTCGGAGTTCCGAGAGTTCCTGCTCCGTTTTGACGAAACCTGCTATTACTGCAGCTGACGTCTCGGGTGCATACTCAACCTCCAACTTGTAACATAGGAAGCAAACTTGAAGCACATGTTTCAGTGCCAAAGCTTGCTTGTCTCCCGGTGTGTCAACGCCGAAGATTACTTTCAGGTAAGCCCCCATAAAAAGGGGATTACCGTCACAATCGGTTGCAAAATGCAACGACTGTGATGGGAAAGTACCACTCTCCAATTTTGACAAAATGGCTTTCCCAAGATTGGGCAAAGTCTTCGTCAGGAATGAGAGGCCCTCGTGAGTTGTTCGAGACATTAAAGTCTGAATATCTTTCACGAGGTTCTTCGGTGATGAGAGTCCCAACGGATTGTCCCGCAATATAGAAGCCGCTGCTCCCGCGTAAAACGCAGGCAAAGGCTTTTCGTGCGAACCCTTCATGAAGATGCGCATCCTTCGGGAGCGCAAAACCTGGTGGGCAGGCACCCAACTCAATCGTCACTTCCGAGAGCACAACGAAGTGCTCTGGAGCTTTAGGGCTCACCACGGAAGATCTGACTGAACTGTGGGGGCAGGGTCAAGTCGTCGACATCAGGGATGTTCGGCAACAGGATCCCGACGCACCTACAGAGCATACGGAACAACACGGTTTCATAGTCGTGGTCACCCGACGCACTATGAGTCAGTGTAATCGAGCAGGATGCCCGATTCACCGACGAATCACTCTCGACAAAAGAATGGTCGAGGATGACGTTGTGCTGTTTCGCAAGCGAACCGGCTTTGCCGATATCGCGGTTGCGAAGTGCCATGGTCTCGAGCTCGACCGTCGAGCTACCCGTGTCGATCCACTCCGAGTTGGAACCCGTAATGGACTTGCGGGCAAAGACGGCGGGCGACTCAGTACCTGGATGAACCAGGGTTTGTGGCTCGCTCAGCATAGTGTTACCTCCTATATATAACAAGAGGGTACGTTTAGTATCGCGTACCCGCAGAGATGGCTAGTAAAAGACTAGCCTGCTTTGCCGATAAACCTGACAACATTGAGGTGTAGTCAAAGGTTACCGGCGGACCTTGCCACCGTTGAAAACGGCGTACAGCTAAGTCTCCCCTGTAGACTGGAAATATCCAGTCGAAGGGAGGGCTCACGTATGAATCACGTTGCGTGTACTGTGCTACGCTTAAAGTCCCAACCATAAGGACTGATGTCGTAGGACGACGGACCCAGAAGTCGCCACTAGTAATGTGGTCGATGCTTAGGCCGTCTAACACAGAACTAACTCCGGCTAGCCAATCCAGTATGAACGAAAAAGGCAATGATGCCCAGATCGCTTTCAGTGGACTGCCGACACCGAGGCTAATCGCCAGCGCCCGAAGAGCGGTGAGTTTCGAGTCCAAATCTTCCAAGTGATGCGTTAACCAGGCTTGCGCCCGGAACGTATACCGGAAAGACTTCCTCGAGATGGTCACATGGAAAGGCTCTGGATCCATCTCCTGCGATAGTGGCAGGAAAGGAGGCTGAAAGAAGTCCTTACGGACAAAAGACAGCCGAACTTTCTTTCCCCAGGTGTCGCGAAGCCATTTCAACCGTTTTTGGACGGTATCGACGATGCCTGCAACTTTCTGGAGATCACTTAGAAAGGGAGCCCATCCAAAATTCCAGTTAAGATAACCGGAAGCGATGGTTTGACCAATGGAGTCAGCCAGACGAGGGATGAGTTCGCCCAACTGTCTCAACTCGTAGAGGAAGTTTAAGCCCTCTACTTCCTCCGGCATCTGTGCCATGAAAGTTCTCAAAGCTTTCTGGTACAGGTCGTGCAGGAGGTCATCAGGCGCCTTAGGGAGGAGCACACTTAGCGGATCGATGGCTGTATGGTGGAAACCGTAGAGATACAGTTTCCAGCCCGGGTCCGAAGGGACCAAGAGCTTCCACGTAAAAGGATTGGACCAGTGGGATACTGGTAAACAATCCCAGGAACCCTTAAGCCGCCGAACCGACCAATGCTCGACAAAATTGTCCGCAAAGATGAAGTTGCGACTAGGTCGATCTTCGTTGCAAGCAACGATCGTCTTCTTTGATCGCATCCATTCCGAGCGGAGGAGAATATCTCCACCAGGAGTGCCACCCCAATTGCCATAAGTTCCAATAGTACCGTCTGGATAGACGGCAGTAATTGGTAGGCCAACTGAGGTGTCAAGACTGGTCCTCCCACGATCTGTGGGATTGTCGTAGCCCTCTATGGTATAATCCATGAGGAGTCCTCCCTAAATATTCAAACACTGGCCTCAACCAGTGGGTAGCGGGGGTAACAGCTGTCATCAGGGACAACCATCACCACAGAGGTCGAAAGACC